CTACTATGTTATTTTTAATACTTTGTTATATTTACCGTGAATGTTAATTTATTTAAGAAACAAGATTCTTCTAAATTGAATCCTTCTTCTTGATCTATTAGGTATATATTTTCAATCTCTATACCACTAACTGTACCATCTTCTAGTTCTAATGCAGTACGTATTTCACTTACTATATTTTGTAAAGAAGTATAGTTATTAGTAAAAGTCATTATACTAAATTCACATTCATCTAATACCCAACCACTTTTATCATATAATGGTTCTAGTTTATTTACTATGTATACCATTGCTGGGAAATTAGTATCAGCATTAATTACATATGGATACATTGATAATAAAGGTATTAATGTTGTTACTGCTTCTACGTTTAATAAACTTCTAATTACTTTTGTCAGCATTTTTCTTAGATTTAATTTGTTCTTTAGGCTTTTCTTGTACCTGTTTAACTATATTCTGAATTAAAGCATTTGAAGTCTCCCATGGGAGTTTTTGAAGTCCCAAGAGAACAATGTTTAATTCATCGTTATTCAATTCTAATTGTTGTGTCTGATTCATAATATTATTTATTTAAGTTTCTTATTAGTCCGTATGATTAATTTATTTATACTTTCGTAGTATTCTTGATCTATTGTAGCATACATTTGTTTATGTGTCATTTCAAAAGCAGTTTCAAACCACTTAGTAGCTCTTACTTTACCTGTACGACCACCACTCTTACGTCTGCGTTGTACAGTACCTGATTCTGTGAAGTGACCATGCCATCCTTTACCTTTTTTAGCACCAACTAATATCGCAGCCTCTCTAGGAATAGCCATTGTACCTATAGATTTCATTAATCCACCTGTATCTTTAGGTACAAGCATTTTAGCTGTTTTAACTAAAGGTTTAGCTGACTTACGAAAAGCTGCTAGTAAAACTTTCCTCTGATTCATTGTTGATAAATCCTTGAAGAAGTTTTTTAATATATTTAATTCAGTATAATCTATCTCTGGTTTCATCTATACGTCTGTCGTTGCGTAACTAATTGTAGTATATGCACTATAATTATAATATAAAAAATGCCTTGCTCTATAGAAGTATTGTGTTTCTGCTGTTAATTCTGTATCAGAATATGTTGTAGCTGCTGCATCTGTTGTATCTATTACAGTCCAACTATTACCATCAGTAGATCGTTCTATTGATGTTGCATCGTCTGATGCATTACAAGTCCAAGCTAAATCTATTTCAGTATCTGATAACTTAGTTGCACTAAAAGCTGTAGGTACTTCTGTAGGAGTTTCAGCTAAACCATCCGGGCACTTCTCTAATGTTAACCTTAAACCATCATATCTGCCAATCTGTTCCATGTAAACTATATCATATAAATCAGATTTATCATCCACTTGTACTCGCATGGTTTCTACAATATCTGCTCTATATCTAACAATAAGTTCCATACTCTTACCATAAGTTATTTCTTCATTACTAAGTGATTTACCTCCACCTTTCCAATTAATTTCACCTCTAGTTTCAATAGTTTTTATCGGCCACGTATTAGATGAGGCCCCGTAAATATCTCTGTTGCTTACTTTAGAATAAAAATCTATTCGGTGATAAAATTTCCCTACTCGCATAATATTATATTTTAAGCTATGGTACGGTATTTATAAGGAGCTACTAACCAATCAAAGGCTAATGGTACTTTATTAGTATTAAGTCCAAGTACTACTGGCTCTCTAATTGAATAAAAATGTGCAACTATTAATAACATTGCATGTTCTAATCCTATAGGTACTGAAGCTGGTAATCCTCTATTCACTTTATAAGTCAAACCACTATCTGTATTAGTAAAAGCAACACTTACTGTCAAGTTGTCATTATCTGTTATTGCAGAGATAGTTCTAGTAGTTTCATCATCTACATCTATTGTATCTCCTATTTCAAAATCATTGAAGTTAGTATCATTACCTACTAAGGCAGTTGTACCATCAGTTTCAACTGTACCTTCCCCTAATACACGACCTTGTACTTCAATAGCAACAACTTCTTCTGCTAAATCACATAAAGTCTGTATATAAGTGTCATCATCTGTGAAATCTATATGAAGTTGCTTCTTTGCCTCTTCTAGAGTTATATTAGTCGACATAATTTATTATTTTAATTATTTATTAAATAAATGGGGTGAAGGAGTTTTAACACTCCCCCACATCCATCTACCACACTATGAAAACACACTAAGAGAGAAAATTCCTATGCATGTATTGCAATTTGGTCGAATGACTTATAATAAGCTTCTTCGTCAACACCAGAGCCATTAACTCCACGTGCACCAACTACATCAACAAATGCATTAACAACTATCTTAACTTGGTTGTTTATAGCTTGTGAATAAGGATCAATAGTTATATCATATCCGCCCCACTGAGCTATAATAAGATCTTTCCAGTTACCAAATACAACCATATCACCTGTTGCATCAGTACCAGCAGTACTTGCACAAGCGTTGGTTACATGTAATGGATAACCATTAACTTGGTCATCTTCACAAAGCATTTTAGAATCAGTACCACTAACTTTAGCTATACCTTTAAGGATTCCACGACCAGCACCATTAGTGATGTAAGCCAAGTTTCCTTGGAGAGCATTGAAAGTGTCTACTTCTGATTCCATTGCAACTAAGTCCGCATATGTTGGAGTTATAATTGCTTTTGTATTAGTAGATGTAGTAGCTATACAATAACCCATACCCGCAGGTTGAGTTGCTGAACCATCAGCTACACCTAATACAGTTTCTTCTATCTTACGAGCAACTGCATTTGATATATTATCAAGCAACAGTTGTTCAGCACCTATACCGTCTTGTGCTAAGAACAGTTTAGATACATCAATAAAAGCAGTTATTCTTTTTGGAGTCAATGTGACTTCAGCGAAAGCTCCACCACCATCGTCAGCAGCAGCAACTTCACTTTTCCACGCTACATTTGTTCCAGCATATGTAGGAATAGAAACTGTACCTTCTAAACCAGTTAAAAATGTTGCACCGGCTTTGGCAAATACGAGACTATCTACAAGCGGAGGAAGAATTGCTTTCTTATCTTCAGCGACAATTTCTTGTCCTTCTGTAATAGTTTGGGCAGTTATATCTGCTCTAACTTCAAAAGGCAATTGAATTTCACCTGATGTATTAACACCAGCACTACGAAACTCTTGTCTTCCTAATGTAGTAACATTAGCTGTAGATTCACTTTGTGCTCTACCTTCAAGCTTATCATTGATAGCTTTTAATAGACTAAAGCGTTCTCCACCATTCTGAAAACTTCTGCCTTCAGTTTTAACACGCACTCCAGACCCACTAACTTTACGCTCTTCTGATTCAATTTTTAAATCAATGTCACGTACCATCTGCAGGTTTGTTTGAACCACCTTGGTTTCATCATCTGACATGCTTCTATTTTCACCTTGTGTAAGTGTAAACACAGCATCGTTTTCTTCCAAGACAATTGCTTTCTTATCTTTTAATTCTAATATAGTCATAATTTATATATTTAATTATTATTATTATCTTTTTGAATATCGCAACTTACGATATACTTCTTTCATTATCTTTATTTTGTCAAAAGCATTTTCATCTACTACCTTGCCATCCTCTATAGGTTCTAGTGTAGTGTTTGCTACACCTGACTTAGAATCAATCATTGTATCTTCAGAATTCATACTTCTAAACTCTTCTAAATTTCTTAATGCTACAGTTGTATCTTCATATGCTCCTATGTAGCAAGGAGACATATCGTGAATTAATTGAAATTTAGTAATAGTCCTTAAATGAGAACCATCACTTCGTCTTTCAATACTTTCACCCTTCGGGTCAGCAATAAAAGAGAAAGAACTAGATCGAATATCACCTCGTTTCACACCTTCAACTAGTTCATTACCTAAATCAAAACTAGGTGCTTTAAATCTATACTTAACTCCTTTTTTGTCAACTGTAAGTTCTAATGAACCTTTACCTTTATTAGAACGTGCTAACACACCTCTATCCATTTTATGATTCATTAAAGCAAAAACATCGGATGTTTTAAATACACCATCTACAGCTTCAGGTTTGATTACTTCTGTAAGTCCATTACCTAAATCCCTAGATTCAGTATTAAAGATAATCCCATATCCTTCTATTATTCTTGAGTCATCAATAGTCCTCACCTCGGACAATTCACTATTAAGACTTCTTCTTTCTATATTTTTATCCATGTTGTTTAATTTTAT